TAGGGATATGGGTGCATCGTGGTTGGCACTTGCCGTACGCCTATGGTTCTGGCTATTTGATGAAGGCTATCAGTGTTTGGTTGGTTCACGTAAAGAGGAGTATGTTGATGATAATACTCTCGCCTCATTGTTTGGGAAGTTTGATTACTTTTTAGAGAATATTAAAGATCCGATGATACTCCCGACAGGATTTGACACCAAGAAAAACAGAACATACATGAAACTAACCAATCCAGTCAATGGCAATGTGATTAAAGGTGAATCAAGCAACAAGAACTTCTCTCGTGGTGGACGCTATAAAGACGTGTTATTCGATGAGATTGGTTTTTGGCCCGATGCAAGAGCCTCATGGACTGCTGCGGGCGATGCAACACGCTGTAGGCATGCTGTGACAACGCCACCAGATCAACCGTCATTCGCTAAGACATTACGATTTAGTGAAAAGATTAAGGTTCGTACATGGCACTGGCGACTCCATCCTAATAAAGATGATGCATGGTATGAGTATGAAAAGAAACGTCGATCGGAAGAAGAAGTACTGCATGAGCTTGACATTAGTTGGGAATATTCGAGTACTGGCCGTCCATACCCAGAGATTAGCAAAGTACCATTCCAACAGATTGAATATGATGAAGAGTTACCAATGTATGTATCAATCGACCTTGGACTCGATGCTGTAGCATTAGGTTATTGGCAACCGATTAAAAATAGCGAATGGATTACACTACTGGACGCACACGAAGAGACAGATCACATCATTGAGTGGTACTTCCCATTCTTTGGACTAGAGGATTGTATCAACGTTCCTGAGTGTCCGTGGTGTAGTAGTCAACATAACTTCGACTACACCGATAAACAGCTAGAGTTCATGCGTAAAGCAAGTAAATGGCGTAAGGATATATTCTTTGGCGATCCATCAGGTAAGCAACGTCACATTGAGTCAGGAGTCAGCCCATATTCAATCCTTGAAGAGCATGGCATTGATGTGCAAGTGAATGATCAAGAGAATGATTGGATTCACCGTCGAGATGCTACACGCCGCCTATTTACCCATTTAACAGTTAATGATACAGACGGTACAAAATGGTGGGCTGAAGCGATTAAGAACGCCCACTATCCCAAGCGTGAAGAGAACAGCCAAGCCGTCACACCCATCACCAAGCCTGTTCACGACTGGACATCCCATCATCGCACCCAAACTGAGTTCTTTGCAGTTAACTACAAAGGAGAGTATGATTTAGGTTCCAAGTTTGTTGCACCAAATGCACCAGACAAAGATAAAGCTAAGGTTGAATGGGTTGGTCAGGATAACGGCATAATTGAAGGGACGGGTATTGATATTAAAAGTTTATTACAAGGCGATAATAATAGAAGTTGGAGAGATATGTAATGTGGACATGGGGAATCATCTTAACAAAGACAAACCTACCTGAGGCTGTACCGTATTTCTGTATGCGTTGTCGATCACGACTATTTCACGTTAATAGGGATGTAGTAGCTATTTGGCAAGGTGACGGCTATCCCGAACAAGAAATACCGAAGAACATGGGGCTAGTCCAAAAGAAATGTCATGGGTGCGAAACTGTATACAATTTCTACTTCCAGTGATATAATCCACGCATAAGGTTTCGAGCCACGTTTTATAGCGTGGCTTATTTTAACAGGAGTCAAAAGCCATCAACCCTCAACTCTATACAACCCCTCAAAGTGATTACAACCTCGATGACTTATCTAATAAAGACGGCGAAATAGACCAGTTACCTGTCGTTACATTTGACTTAGATGACACTTACATCATCAAGAATCTTCATACAATCATCGAAGACTCGAAAGATTGGTACAATGACATCAATCACTTCAACCTCAAGGCAAAGCGATTAAAGAACGCTCAAATGCTCCAAGGCGCTCATTTGTCTGAGAATAAACTATACCGCCACCAGACCCCATTCGTTGATAATGAGATTTTCGTTGGTATTGATTCAATCATCGCGTATGTATGCGCCCAGACTCCTAAAGCCGAAGTCTACCCCGCATCAGATAAAACTGAATCTGTTGTCTTAGCCCAAAACCTTGAGAAGTATATGCTTGCTCACTCGGATAAGTTTGAACTACCTCGCAAAATGGAGGGCGCAGTCTACAATCTAATTGGTAAGTTCATCGGTATTCTTAAGTTGCGATGGGATCCACTCTATGGCCGTAATGGTGAAATTGTTGCAGAAGTCATTGACCCGAATCATGTGATTATCGACAAAAACGCTAAATTAGGAGAGAATCCACGCTTTATCTGTCATGTCTTAAAGGATAATGTTGAGGGACTTATCTCAAAGTTCCCTGATAAAGAAGAACAGATTTTACAACACTTTACCATCAAACGTAAAGGTTCACGCAATATGACGGCAGAAGTTGCCTACCGTGAAGTGTGGTTTACTTACTTTGATAAAGACAACAAACCATGCGAAGCAGTAACGTGGTATGTTGATGATCTCGTACTTGATAAGACTCAAGACCCTAACTGGCTACACGAAAACGTTGATGCAAACTTCCTCGACTCTCCAATGAAGCCATTCATTCCATTCAACCTCACTAATGATGGTTCAAGCTGGATTGATCGTACAAACGCATTAGAGCAAGCAATCCCACAACAAGACATCCTTAATAAACTAGGCCGTCAGGTAATGGATAACCTAGCAACAGCCAATGGATTTAAAGTCATTGACTCCCATGCCATGACAAAAGATGACGCCCAGAACTTTACGGGTGATCCAAATCAACTCTTACTAGTGAAAACAAAACCAGGACAAAATGTAAGCGATGTCGTCGCACAGCTAACCCCACAGCTAGTTTCAAACGAACTCATTACACAATTAACTCAAACTGTCCAACGTATTCACGGTATTCTTGGCACTCCATCACAGTTCACGGGTCAAGATGACGGTAAGACCGAAACAGCCTCTACCGACTTAATGATTAAGAACCAAGCCTCTGGCCGTCAGGATAAGATTGTTCGTTCAGTTGACTATGCAATGGACAGATACTTTAAATTCCTTGCTCAGATGATGACAGTCTGGTATACAGAATCCCACTATGCAACCGTAAATGGTGGCGATGGTAAGTTTGACTTCATTGAAATGCACCAGAATAAGATTGAAAAGGGCATGAGTGTTCGAGTCCAAACAGGAACTACTCTAGCCTTTGATAAGAGTCGTCAAGAGTCTGTAGCACTAAATCTAGCGAAATTAGGCTTACTAAGTCCTTATGATGTCTTTAATCTTCTCCACATGGATAATCCGAAGAAACTCTACAATAACTTCATGGAATGGAAGTCAGACCCATCACAACTTGCGGCCGATCTTGCTGTTAACGATGCCGACGCAGACGCCGTTGTTGACTGGACGGAACTTATGGCTGGACGCACTCCAGATGATCGTAAAGACCCAACTAAGGAATACGTTGAAGAAATGCGTAAACTTCTTATCGGTGATGACTTCATGGAAGCAAAGCCAAAGATTCAAGCTAATGTCATTAAGTTCATTAATAAAGCAGTTGACTCTCTCGAACTTCGCACTGAACTTGATGAAGCGTCAAAAGCACCCGAACAGCCAAAACCCCTCCCGCCACAAGTCCTTGCTACTGGTGTCCAACAGGTTGCGCCTCCAATGATGCCAGGACAAATGCCAATGCAACCAGGTATGCCACCACAAATGGGACTGCCCGCACAACCAATTCAAGGTTCACCAATGCAATCTATCCTTCAACAACCACAGCTCCCTCCTGCACCATTACCAGGTGTCCCGCCAACTGTTGGTCAAACCCAACCTGGTCAATTACCACAAGGCGGCATGCCTTTAGGTGGTGGACAGCCCCAAGTGAACCTAGCTAACCCTGCACAATTACCCCCAGTTTAATAAGAAAGGAATCAAATGGAAGACGATGTAATCGTAGCCGACGCAACTCTTAAAGAGGAACCAAAAGTAGAAGAGAAACAAGAGGTTAAAAAGCCCATTCTTGACCCATCACGTCCACTTAAGGGCCAGGTTGATCGTTTGCTCAATTCACTACCTAAAGAAGATGAAAAGGTAGAGGAAAAGAAAGACGAAGTTGTCGAAGATAAGCCAAAAGAGGATGTCGAAGAAGTACCCGAAGAAGTCGAACTAGAAGAAATCCCAGAAGAGACGAAACTCGAACCTCTTCCAGAGTGGCAAAAATACATCGTTGATAACCTTCCTAATATTCAGGTTATTGGCCACCAAGGTGAAGATGGAAAAGATAAAGTCTTTAATGTTAAACGTCTCGAAGAACTCCCAGATGATTTTGAGTTCTCATCTAAACGTGCCGAATTAGCCTTTAATGCAGCCCTTGCAGCCCAAGAAGTTAATGCCCGTGAACTACTACAGAAATATCGCAACGAAGAAGCACAACGAGCTAACAAGGACTTTGAAGCCCTCGAAGCTGTTGATATTCAAAACGATGTAAAGAGTCTGCAAAAAGCTGGTATCTTGCCTAAGTTCAAATATCCAGTCAACGATCCACGGTTCAATGACGACGAGGCCGTACAAGAATCAAATAAGATTTACGACTTTTATAAGAAGATTAATGATGATTACTTCGCGAAGTACAATGGGTCTGGTCGCATGTATCGTGTATCATACGAAGACGCAGCCTATCGTTATTACGCCCTACATCCAAAGGAGGCAACCCCTGAAGTTAAAGAAGCTATTAAAAAAGAAGAGGCAAAGCCCAAAAGCCCCGAGCAAGTCCAACGTGAAAAAGCAGCCACCAAAGTAGGCGCTCCACAGGGCGCAGCCGCAGAGGGTAAAGCCCGTCCACTTCGTCATGGAACCTCATTACAAAGTGTCTATCAACTATATAAGCAAGGAAGAATCTAATGGAAAACTACATATCATTACTCGTGGCGCATTTGGAAGCCCTTGAGTTGCTTACTGAAAAAGAAGCTACCGCCCTTGATAAAGAACTTCGCAACACTACCGTTCCAGGTACATATAAGGAAGCAAGAGTTGTTGTAAAAGACGTTTTAGATAAAGTTCGTAACAAATAGTTGCATTTACGAAACTTAATTGTTATATTTATGGCATAAGGTAATGAGCCGCGAAAGCGACTCATTATTTTTTTAGCATTAAATAAGGAGCAAGAGGAAATATGAGCGGTCAAATATTTACAAACCGTGTCACTGATATTACTTATCAGTACATTTTGCCTGCGCTGGTTGACAACGTTTCTAACTCAAACGTTTTCACATCAAAATTGCTATCAAAGACTATTGACTGGGAAGGCGTATCATACAACGTTCCAATTCAAACAGCTTTTAGCACTACTGGTGGTTCATTCAACGGAATGGACACATTCAGCACAGCAGCTACTAATAACACTCGTCAAATGACGTTCTATTTGACTGGTCAATACCAATCAATCGTCATTCCTGGCATCGAAGCAGCAGTCAACGGTAACACTGAATCTCAGGTTATCAAACTTCTGACAGCTAAGATGGACGAAGCTAAAATCTCTATGGCAGACGCAATCGGTACTGAATTGTACGGATTTGGTCTTGGCAAGGCATTCGATGGTCTTGGAAACGTAGTTGATAACGGTACAAACGCACCTACTTACGGTGGTTTGAGCCGAACAACTTACCCATTCCTAGACGCAGACGTTACGCCAGTATCAAACGGTGTCATCACACTTAGCTACCTATCTAGCGAATTCGACAACGTATCAGCAGCAAGTTCAACAACGGAATCTCCAAGCTTTGGTCTTACTACTAAAGCCATCTGGACTTATGTTGAAGGCTTGATCCAACCTATGTTGTCTGCACGTTACGAAAGCACATCAGTTAAAGGTTACAACCGAGTAGACGGCAAAACTCCACGAGGCGATAGCCCAATGAGCGGTGCTGAACTTGGTGGTGCTGGCGGTTTCATCTCAATCACTTGGCGTGGTCGTCCGATTTACGCCGATGATAAAGCAACTGGCGGTACATTCTTCTGGATTAACGAAAACTACCTAGATTTCGCTGTTCAGAAAAGCCCAGATTTGCGTGACATTGGTTCTACAGTTGAGAGCATGGAAGGTTTCTACGAAGATGTTCCATTCCCATCAGCATTCCAATTCCGTGATTTGATGAGTTCGATCAACCAACTTGGTGAAGTCGGCGTTGTCATCCTACTTGGTAACTTGATCTGTCGTCAGCCACGCCGTAACGGTAAACTAACTGGTATCACAGGAAACTAAGGAGATATATTATGCAAAATGGCCCACGATATTTAACTAGCTCAGACCTCGATACGTTTGACACAACCAAACAAGATGAGTTCGGCGCACTCGGTCAAACCGAAGATGGTCGCTACTTCCGTTATGTAAAGTTCGGTGGTACTTCAACCATCAAAGCTGGCTTACTATGTGTTGGTCCAGCTGCTCCAGCTAACTCTACTGCACTTGCTGTTACGGCAGTCGGTACGAGTGGTCAGGTCACAGCTAACTTGCAAGCTGGCTCTAGGCAACTTGTTGTCACTAACGGCGCAACTGCTGTTACGGCTAACCAGTTCCAGTACCTTGTTGTCAACTCAGCAGCTGATGGTATTTACACACTTCGTGTCGCTGGCAATACAGCAGCCGCTGCAAATACTGGTTATGTAACGGTACTGTTGGCTGACCCACTTCCACAAGGTGTAACTCAGTTAATCCCTGGTACAGATACAGTTGACTTGGTACTGTCCGAGTACAATGGTGTCGCACCATCAACCACAGGTAACGCACCTGTTGGTGTCACGGTCAACGCTGTTCCAAACAGTTCTACTGTAACTAACTATGGTTGGGTACAAAGTGGTGGTACAGCTAAAGTACAAGCTACATCGGCCACAATTGGCCTTGGTGTCGCTCAAGACCTTTCTGGTACGGCTGGTTACGTCATCGTCACTGCAGCAACCACAGGCAATGTTGGTTGGGCTAAGACAACCGCGGCGAGCAGTGCAGCAGTCGTTAAACTAAACATTAACTAAGGAGCGTAATATGGCACAAGACCTCGGAAACTATGTCGAAGCTGTTAAACAGTT